TATCTACAGGCAGTGTGCCTTCATTAGAAGCTAAAGGAACATCTGGAGTTACAGATGGTTACATACAATTAAACTGTTCAGAAAACTCACACGGAATTAAATTAAAAAGTCCACCTCATTCAGCAGGTGCTTCTTATACATTAACATTTCCTAACAATGACGGTAATGCTAATGAGTTTTTGACAAACAGATGGTTCGGGCGTAATGTCATGGGCTTCAGTTTCTTCAGGAGCTACTGGTGGTGGAACAGATAAAGTGTTTGTAGAAAATTCACAGACTATTACAACAGACTACACTATACCTAGTGGTAAAAGTGCTTCTTGTACTGGTCCAATAACAATGAACGCAGGGGTAGACATTACACTATCTGCTGGATCAAGGTGGGTGATATTATGAGTACAATTAAATTAAACTGGAACTACTTCTGGCTCGAGCATTATTAAGGCTCCTGACTCAGGATCAACTAACCAAACATTTACTCTGCCAGCATGCTTCTGGTACATTAGCTAACAACTTCTGAGATACCAGCTGGAGTAGCTGGTGCTACATCTTCAGCTGATGCTACTGCTATGACTATTGATAGTAGTGAAAGAATAGGTTTTCCTGATGCTCCTCACGCTTGGAATACTGTTAATGGCAGTTCTACAGCAATTAGAACATTACAACTAGGGCGACATACAGGTCTTGTGGGTTTTGATGGAAAGAGTACAAGTTTAGCGACTAATGCTTATTTGTCTGCTGGGCAACCTTACAACGGAACTTGGAAATATGTAGATTCTTACAATGCTCAAATGATAATTGCAGATTCAGGTGATTACTTTTTTAGAGCAGCTCCTAGTGGTACTGCTGGAAACACAATAAGTTGGAATCAAACACTAAAAATAACTTCAGATGGCAGAGGCTTGTCACCATTTACTGCAAAGGCTTGGGTTAGAGTAGATATGAGTACTATGGGCGCTCCAGACAGTCATAATATTAGTAGTATTACTGATGTTGCAACTGGTCACGCAAGATGTAATTTTACTAACGCTATGGCTAATTCTAGTTACAACATTTCAACTTCAGCAAGGGATGGTTACATTGCCGGTCATAGTAATATAAACACAACTAGTTTTTATTTACGTGCTGGTGATTCTAATTGGAGTCAAGCAGACCCCGATTACTGTATGGCATTAGTTTTTGGAGATTAAGATATGGCAATAGTATTTAATTCAGACGCAGGCACGATCTCAGGCTTGTCAGTCGGTGGCTTACCAGATGGTATAGTAGACGGAGATATGCTTGCAGCCAATGCAATTACAGCAGGTAAAATAGTAGATGGTACAATAGTTAATGCTGATATTAATTCAAGTGCAGCAATAGCTGGCTCTAAGATTAGTGGAAGTTTTGGTAAAGTGTTACAAGTGTTACAAGATAGCGGTTCTTCTACTTGGTCAAGTTCAAGTTCTTATGTAGATACAGGTGCAACTGTAAATATTACTCCTAGTTCTACATCTTCTAAAATAGCTTTATTTGCAAATTGTCCACACGAGCATCATAAAAACAATGGCACAGATACTGGAATGAGGTTTGGTATTTATAGGGGTTCAACTCAATTACGAGAAGTGACAAACTATCGACAGTTTTATATGACAACCACAGGAGTAAGTACACACGGAGAAATGTCTATAAATTATTTAGACTCACCATCATCAACCTCAGAGCTTACTTATAAAATTCAATTTAGAAATTACTACGCTAATAACGCACATTCAGTTGGAGCTAGTTTAATAGTTATGGAGATAGCGGGATGAGTACAATAGGAACAAATTCAGAAGACCTCATACTAAACGCTGACGGTAGTGGTAGTGATATTAAGTTTAAAAGCAATGGTACTGAAGTAGCTAGTATAAGTGACGGTGGTGTAGTAACTGCAACTAGCTTTGCTGGTAGCGGTGCTAATCTAACAGGAGTTGGAGTTGCTGGTATTACATCAACTGCTGATGCAACTGCTATAACTATTACTTCAGATGAAAAGATAGGTATTGGTACTGCGAGTCCAGCTTGTGTTGCAAAAGGTTTACATATTCAAACTTCTTCTGCTGGAACTTTACCTACTTTACAAGCTGATGCAGATGATGTAATTGTTGAAGGCTCAACTCCAGGAATTACTTTAATGGGTGCTACAAATGGTGGTGGTATGCTAGCATTTGGTGATACAGCTGATGCTGATATTGGTCAAATATTTTATTACCACGCTGACAATAGTATGCGTTTTAAAACTAATGCTACAGAAGCAATGCGAATTACCAGTACTGGAAGAGTACAAATTAATGCAGAGGCGTTAGGTACTAACTTTGGTGGTGCTGCTGCAAGTATTGGGCATACTTCTACAAGCCCTCTTTTAGAGTTGCATGTTAATCACGCTTCTGCTTTTGGTGCTGTTAAATTTATGAATGGTAATGGTGAAGCTGGAAGTATTAGTATGAATTCAGGTAGTGTAGCATATAACACTTCATCAGACTATCGTTTAAAAGAAAATGTTGATTACACTTGGGATGCTACTTTAAGGCTTAAGCAACTTAAGCCAGCTAGATTTAATTTTATAGCAGATGACACTAATACATTAGTTGATGGTTTTATTGCACACGAAGTATCAAGCATAGTTCCTGAAGCTGTTACTGGTGAAAAAGATGCAGTTGATGATGATGGCAATATTGAACCACAAGGCATAGACCAAAGCAAACTTGTACCTTTGTTAGTTAAAGCAATGCAAGAACAACAAACAACAATTGAATCACTAACTGCTCGTATAACAGCATTAGAAGGATAGGAGTAATCTATGACAAATCAATTAAAAGCTATGATGTTAGGTGTAATTGTTGTACTAGCTTTTTTGATTATGCCTGAATCTAAGGCTGCTACTGAAACTGTAATAACACAAGATACAACAAGTACAGTTACAACTAACGGCAATCAAACGACTACAGTTAAGTCGCCTCCGCCAAGTGCCATAGCGCCACAGTTTGGTGGGAGTAACTCTGACTTGTGTACAATATCTTCAAGTGGATCGGTGCAGACACAGATACTAGGTATCTCGTTAGGTGCAACGTATACAGAAGAAAATTGTCTTAGACTTAAGAAAGCACAGAAGCTTTACATGTTTGGCATGAAGGTAGCTGCGGTTTCAGTTATGTGTCAAGACCCAGACGTATGGGCTGCTATGATGTCAGCCGGGACTCCTTGTCCTATAGATGGTCTTATAGGTGATGAGGCTAAGAGAGCGTGGGCTGTCAAGACAGACGCAATACCAATGCCGGAGGAACAACATGAAGCTACTGCACAAGAGAAGCGTGATAAAGCCCTTAATATTATGGGTACTGTTGCTGCTGCCTTCTTATTCTTTTAGTAATTACTACACGTTTGGTTACACAGGCAATGCTGCAGCAGACGGTTTAACTTGGACTATGAGTACAAATGTACTTGGTATTCCTACTGATGAAGGCATGGACATTAGTGGTGTTCTATACAATTACAATGTTGTTAAGAATGTTGAAGATGATTTTGTAGTAACAGTACAAAATAAAGACAAAGAAGACGGTTACATATTTCAAGATACAGAAGACTGGTCTGGCAAACACGGTATGAGAATACAAAAAGTTATACCGTTACCTTACACGCCAATAGAAAATATAGGTGAAGGTAGTATAGAAACAACAGGTACAGGTACTGTAGAAGATGCAACTATCTTATATATGTACAGATGGGATGAATGTCGTAATCCACAAAACAATGAGAATTGTCCGGGGTATGTACCGATCATTCCAGATATACCTAACATAGACGTATATGATGCATTAGAAGATGATGCAGTAGATGATGCTACTGAAGAAACTGACAAAGAGCTATACGAGAAAGAGAAAGAAGAAGATACTGAAGACAGAGATAAAGATGAAGAAGATGAAGATCGCTTAGAATTAGCGATGGCTGCGAGTGAAAATGCTTTAACGATAGCTAACACAGCTACACAAGCATCTGTTTTACAAACTATGAATGCAGCGACCAATGTTAATTCTTATTATGTTGCAAACATTTCTGGTGGAGTATACAAAGACACTACCTCTCTAGAAGGTGGAAAAATAGTAGACAATAAGAAAGCTTTTAGAAGCTTATCACAAGACAAATTACATAATACAATGATACGGGAGCAATATCAATGAACAAATTAATTACTCTAGGATTAATAATAGGGCTGTCAGGCTGTGCATTATTAATGCCTAAAGAAGTTGCAGCAGAAAACATAGACATTACGGGAACTGTACAAAGCAGATGTACTGTGAATACAGATACACCGGGTGTTTATGGAAACCCTAATGCATATACGTTAACAACTTTACCTGCAAGTAATGGACAGTTACCTATTGTGCGTGTAGATACAACTTTAGCTAATGCTTATAATGCTGTTATTAGTTATCCTACATCTTTTGCATCTAGCCCTAGTTTAGGAGATACAACAGCTTGGACAGGAGCTGTTGCAGTTGTTCAGACTTCATCGTCTGACATGTCAGGATATCAAGCAGGTAGTACAAGTACAGGTGCTGCAAGAACTTATCCTTTAAGTATAGCAGGTACAACTTGGTTTAGCGTTGCCTCTCAAGCTACATATGGTGGTGGACAGAACAAAGCATTTCCCGGTGGTTCTTATACAGCCCATGTTGTAGCAGAATGTATCGCTCAATAATATTGATAGCGCTGTTGTGTAGTAATGCAATAGCGCATGAAATGACTCCGACATATCCTAAATGGAAAGTTACAGCACATAATGGTATATACAAAACCACTATGGAAATGTTTAATAGCCGAACAGATGTAGAATGGTATGAGGTTGGCGTGTTTGATGATGATTGGAAACCAATACGCTTTGTAACTAGTTACAGAGTTTTTAAATTAGAATACTTAGGTGCTACTAAGTTTGATGTTTATATTAATTCAAAAGATAAAGACAGGGCTGAATACATATGCTCTAAATCTAAACTCAAAAATAATAGCAATGATAGACCTATGGTAGAATCTAGAATATGTTCGAGGTTTAAATGAATAAACTACTCTATATTATATTACTAACATTAAGTTGCACAGCAATAGCTGACAGTAACTCAATGACTTTTTCTTTGCCTAGCGCACCTACCAGTTCTGGAACAGATAAGATTCGAGCTGGCGATTTAGATTGTAGTAATAGTATAGGGGGTAGCACAAACTTTGAAATGGGATTTACCGGAGTAATTAATAACGCTACTCTGCCGATCATTGGAAAGCCAAATGAGGATAACCCTCAGTCCAAAGATATAGGCATATACGCTAGAATTATTATCCCCTTAGATGGACCAAGCGAGCGTATTAATTGTAACACGTTGTATCAATTAGAGCTACAGCGTAGACGACTTGAAGTAGAAAAGCTTAGAGCTGAAATTGAAATGTTAAAATCACTACAAGGTAGTGGGGAGTTTGATAACTGATGGATGATTTAGAAAAGAAGATTAAAGAAGTTGAAGACTTACCTAACAAACAAATCAAAGTAAAAGGTTTTAAGTTTAGTGGTGCTAGTATTATGGCGTTGTTTGCTTTAATATCTACAATACTTGGATCGCTATACGGTGGCTTTTTACTCTACCAGAAAGTAGAGGCATTAGCTTCATTAGACTTAGGTGATATTAGTTCTTCTATGGCTAAGACTTCTGCTGAGGTGTTACGTATTGAAGAACATGCAAATGCAATTAAGATAGAGCTTAAGAAAGACATGACTGATTTAAGAAATAGTCAATGGAATTTAGAATCAAAGGTAGATGGTAAGCTACAGTCAGTAGACACTAAGTTAACTAACTATGATACTAAATTAGATAGATTTGAAATTAAAGTAGAGAAAGTAAAAACGGATATTGAAAAACGTATTCAAGAATCTTTAGATAACCCACTTGCAAACTAGGACATTATGGACGAAGACAAAAGAGTACAAATACAACTGGACAAACATACTTCACAAATAGCTAAGCTGTTCAGTAAGATCGATGATACTAACGACAAGATACAAAAGATATTTAATATGTTAAACCAAATTAGGTACTTTATATATGGTGGGTTTGCCTACTTTTTAGCATCTGAAGTTGGTATGTTTAATTTATTAAAGTTAGTAGCATAAAGGAGATGACACATGATAGCACTTTTAACTAACATAGCACCAATAGCTTTAGGGTTTGTTGGTAAGTTGTTTGCTCTTAAGAGTCAAGCAGCACAAGAAAATCAAAAGTTGATGATGCAACAGTTTGCAGTTAGAGACAAATCAATTAATGATGCAAGAGACAGAGCAGACAAAGAAAGTCCAATGGCTGCGCTTAATAGACGAGTAATTATATTTGTCATATTGTCTTTAATTATATTTACACAAGTAGCACCTGTATTTTTTAATGTGCCTACTGTTGTTCCTACAGTTATTGAAGGTGCAAGCATACTGGGATTTGAACTTACACCAGACACAATAGAGTACGTTACTGTACAAGCTGGTGCTGTATTAAAGTTTGATGAAGTATTTGCATGGGCAACTATGATTATAGAGTTTTACTTTGGAGCACAATTAGCAAAGGGGAAATAAAATGCCTTACGAAACAAGTCCCGAGATTGATTTCTCAGCCATTGGTTTAGTGGTTGATGTGCCGGCTAACGCTGTGCCTACAGGTGGTTGGAGTAATTCTTTAAATGTAAGACCCAAGAATGGTTCTGTGCAAGGTGTTAATAAATTTGTAGATGATATACTTTTACATAATTCAGACTCAGTTATTTCTGGCGGAGAAGCAAGAGCGATTTGTCAGTTTACTCCTGCAGGTGGTGACGATTTAATTATTGCTTATATAGTAAAAGGAACTGATAGTTTTGGTCATGTTGTTTTATATGACACTGGAACATCAGCTTGGAATGATATTACAAACGCAACAGCAGATCAAAAGTTTACTTTTGACGACAGTTATCCTCCACAAATATTTGTATTTAATGAATTACTTATTGTAAATCCGGGAACTGATGCTCCACCACAATTTACTGATGCTAAAGTAGCAGCAGGTAGTTTAGCAGAATTACCTAACTGGTTAAACGATAGCAGTAGTCAACCAATTATATGTAGAATTTTAAGACCATTTAATAATAGATTGGTTGCTATGAATATTAAAGAAGAGCATGGAGCTGGTACTGCTGATGATGTGTATCAACCTATTGACTTTTTATTTTCATCTCATATTACAACTATATCGTCTTTAGCTGCAGCATCTTGGACAGCATCAACTAGCAATACAGCAGGTGATGCATTTTTATTAGATACTCCGGGCAAGATATTAGATGGCGGTCAACTTGGTGAATTCTTTATTGCATACAAGTCTGACAGTGTAGTAAGAGTTAGAGAAACTGGCGATACTTTTGTATTAGCATTTGAAAGTATATTTGAAGATGATGGTATATACTCAACCAGATGTTTTGCTAACATTGGTAACTCTCAACATTTAGTTGTTGGTAACTATGGTGTATATTTGCATGATGGTCAATCACAAAAACAAGATATAGCTAAAGACAAATTTAAAGATACTATGTATGAGCTTGTTGCTCCTGCGAGACGAGATAGGGCTTTTGTTTTTCAACAAACTAGAGATAAAGAAGTGTGGCTCTGCATAAGTACAACTGCTAATAGCTCTGGCTGCTGGAGGTTGTGATATAGCTTTTTGTTATAATTACGAAGACGGAAAAATTCATAAAAGAACTCTACCAGATTTGTCTGATATATTTGAAACTGAACTGGATGGCGAATTAAAGATATATGCAACAAAGCCTGACAGTACAAAACTACAGGTTCTTTCTAATACAGTATTAGAGTCTGATGGTTTTTTTGAAAGAACTGATGACAATCTTACAAATAATAGTATCATGAAACAAATCAATAGAATTCATGTTACAGCTACAGGTGCTTGCAAGCTTGCTATTACTGGTACAAAAAATTTGAGTGATGCAAAATCATATACTGATATAAACTTTGATCCTGCTACACAATATAAAGTAGACACAAGAGTTTCTGGAAGATATATGAATCTTAGAGTTACTATGAATGGAGCGACTAATCCAGAACTAACTAAATTGCAATTTGATATTAAGGTTATAGGAGTTAGATAATGGCTACCATTTCAGAGACAGAGCTACAAAAAAGATTAAGAAAGTTAGAAGCTGCAGCTCTTGATCCGTCTGATACGGTTATTTTAACTGACGACCAATATACACTTTCAGAAAACGTTGTGTATCTTGCTTATGCTTCTGCTCTTAGTAATTTAGTAAACGGTAGCATTCCTAATCAAAGTGACGCTACTGATTTTCAATACTCACCTTACAATGCTGCTGGAGTTTTGATGGCGTTTCAGAGGTTATTTTAGTTCTAATTCAATATATGCTTCAGGCGATCCAACAGACTATACTTGGGAAAGTACATCTGGATTAACAGGCTTTACATCTTCTGAAAGATATTTTACAACATCGACTGGAGTGCTTAGTACACTAGGAAATCCTATTGAGCCGGGTACTGGAATTACTTGGACAGTTATTTCTGCTGGAAGTGCAGTGCCATCAAATGCTGTATGGGTAGCAGAAAGATTTACAGTAAGCGGTGTAACTTCTGGATGGACTATCAACGCTGTTGGTGCATATGTTAATACTTCTATATTGCAAGACGACTCAGTAACAACTGTAAAAATAGCTAACGATGCAGTAACTGCTGACAAGCTAGCTAATTCAATTAACACAGTTATTGCAGCTAACACTGCAAAGGTAGGTATAACTACAAGCCAAGCTAATGCTATTGCAGCTAATACAGCTAAAGTTGGAATTACTACTAGTCAAGCTGATGCTATAGTAGCTAATACAGCTAAGGTAGGTATAACTACAAGTCAAATAACAAAATTAAATGGTATAGAAACTAATGCAACAGCAGACCAAACACAGGCAGAAATTAATGCATTAGGTATTACAGCTACTTCAGTAGACTTAGGCAACTGGACTATAACTGAATCAAGTGGTACTTTATTTTTTGCTACTAGTGGTACAAACAAAATGAAACTAGAAGCAAATGGAAATTTAACTTGTGTTGGTACTGTAACAGAAAACGGAACTATATAAGGATACTATGTATACAATACAAAGAATAGTAGGAGAGGATTTACTTCTCAATTATCAAGCAATCAAAACAGAATTAGAAAAAGCATTAGAGTATTCAGACGGTGAAAGAAGTGCAGCACAAATTATACTTAATAGTGTCTCACAGCCCCAAATTTACCAGATATGGCAAGTTTATAAAGATGGTAAGGGGGTAGCACTAGGTTCAACAAGAGTCGTCCAATACGAAGGATTTGTGGCTCTACACATAATTACATTAGCTGGTGACACTGATGGAGATTTAACAGAGTGGGCAGCTATGTTTGAACAGGAAATGAAAAACGAATCGATTGACATGTTAGAGTTAACAGGTCGAAAAGGGTTTGTCAAACAATTAGAAAAAGCAGGTTGGACTGAAAGGTATACAACTATGCGTAAGTTTATCAAGGAGAAAGCCAATGGCGAATAGTACAATGACATCAATAACATCTTATGCAGATGATTATAAAGATCAAGCTAAAAAGATATTAGATGATGCTCAGAATCTTTATGACACTGGACAGCTAGGTAATGTTGCTGGTTTTACACAAGCACAAACAGATGCACAAGCTGCTGGTTTAGCTGCAGGTCAAGCGCAAATAGGACTTGAAGGTCAGCTTGCAGGCATGGCTGGTAAAACTGATTTATCTGGTATGAGACAGCAAGCCAAGAATGAAGCGTTACAAGCTTTAGGTCTTAACTCTGCTGCAGCTGGACGTATGGGAGGTCTTGGTGGTTCTCGACAAATGCTTAACAATCAATCGATAGCTAATGATTTAGCAGCATCGTTTGGTCAAATAGATATGCAAAGACAACAAATGGATTTGGCAAATACACAAGCAGCATTACAAGCACAAGGCACAGGTGCTGGACAAATGGCACAGATTGGTCAAGCTCAACAGCAACAACAACAGAATGTTAATGATGCTGGTTATACTGGATTGACACAATTAGGTGAAATGTTTTCTAACATTGCATCTAAAAAAACCAGAACAGAATCAGACCAAGGAGGTAAATAATGCAATCAAGAACAATGGGACCATTAGGTATGTTTGGTATAGCGCAGTCACAATTGGAAAGAATTGGTTACAATCCTCTGGAGGCTTCTAATCCATTGGGTGAACCTATGTCTGGTGGTCGTGGCGGTGGTGGTTTTGGTTTTTCATTTGGTGGACCACAAGGATATACAAGAGCTCAATATGAATCTGCTATGGCAGATACGTATGCTAATGTTAGAGTGGGTACAGATGCTAATGGCAATCCAATATATGGCTATACAGGTCAAGATGAGCGTCCAACGGGTGGTGTAAATATGTCAAGAGCAGGTACAAGAGCTGATACTAATCCTTATGTACATGGTTCTAACAAAGCTAGAGGTCCACTTACTTATGGTGGTCATAATACACGTAATCAATTTGGCAGCAATCCTAGTAAAAATTATGGTGTTCCTAATAGTTCTGGACAAAGGCGTCTTGTAGTAGGAGGAAGATAATGGCAAATACATATGCACCCTTATACAATAGTTTGCAAGCCAGAGGTAGGATGTCTCCGCTTGGAGCTCCGGGAGCTATCAAACCAGAAAAGAAAAAGAAAGGTCTGGGTGATAAGATGGCTTCTGCTTTAGGATCAATGATTGACCAATCAATGCAAGGTAGTGACGAAAAAAGAATTGCTCAGCTTATGCTTAGAAATGAAGAACTAAAAAAAGAAGAGCTAGCATGGGAAGGTTCACCTCAATGGAATCAAGAAAGTTATGAGTTTGAAGCGTTTGGTAGAGAACATTCTGGACATAAACGTGAAAAAGAATATCAAAGTAATCTTAATGAGATTGACCAAATTAAGATTGGACAACAAATGGATGAGCCCGGCACAATGGAGTCATTAATTAATTCTTTCGTTAAGGTATAGGAGATAGCAATGGCAATTAACCCACAAAGACTTGAAGATGAGTACCAGTTTTGGGCTACAACTGACGGGTTTGGAAGAAAAGTACAAGACGCAGGTGGCGATGGAGGACCAAGACGAGGAGGCAAAGCTAAGTATTCATTGTCACAAGTTTTTGACGACAGTGGCGAAACTCTTACTGAAACAAATATAGATGAGGACGGTTCTGAAACTAAAGTAGTTCAAAAAACCCCATCAAGTTTGTTAGATAATGAAAGTTATGACACGCCAATATTAGGTAATGATGAAGTTACGTTTCCATCTATTGCTACTCCGCCAGAGGAAGATGATAATTTTGTATACGGTAGCGGTGGTTCATCTAGTGGTAGATGGGGTGGTCCTGCACGAGCTGGATTTATGGGACCTACTGCAACTAGACCTTATGGTCCTCTTCCTAATGGAAGGTATTTAACAGAAGATGAGTATCTTGGTGCTGACCAAGCGTCTCGATGGCTTAGTCGTCCATCAACTGAAAGTATTGAGTCTGATGTATTTGGAACTGGTATAGATGTAGAGCAGTCTGGTTCTGATATTTTAAACGATCAAGGAACTTTAGCAATTACTGACGAAGATAGAGCTAACGCACAGTCGTCTGTAATTGAAAGTATAAACAACCAAAGGATGATGGAGTTATACAACTCACGTCCTGATTTATATGAAAAGGTTGTTGAAGGCGAATTAGATATGCCAGTAATTGAAGACCCGCATAAAGATAAAGATTATACTACATCTGGTTTTGATGGTTCTTCTTTGCATTCTGATTCAGTACCGGGTTCTTTCATATCAGAAACATTTGACAGGTATCGCAATGAAGATGGTGTAATTGTAGACAGTCCTATAAGGTCTGATGTTTTTGATGAAGACAATCCTTTGTTTACTACACTACATCCTGAAGCAGCTAGAGAAGTTACTGAAGAAAAAATTCAAGAAGAAGAAAAAGAGTTAGAAAAAAACTTTGATGATTTGCCATGGGCTGGCGATAAGGGTATAGATTTAACAGCAGTTGTACAAGAAATTAAAGACACAGACCCAAAAGCAATTGAAGTGCTTAATGAGTTTGCATCATGGGCAGACACAGTTACAGATGAAGTAGCAATTAAAGAAGCTGAGAATTATTTACTTAGCCTTAAGAACTCTCCATCAGTAGATAGTAGATTTAGAAAAGCTATGGCGATTGGCATGATTGCTATGTTATTTGGTGATGACTTTACTACAGCAATGAACACAGGTTTCGGTGTGGTTGCTGATGATTACACAGCAGAAGCTGAAGCTGCAAAGACAGAAGCTGAAGCAGCAGCAGAGTTAGCTAAAACTATTGCTAAAGAAGGTAGGGCAAATGCTGAGAATGACCGAAGAAAAATGAGAGACTTTACGTTAGAAATGGCAAAGACACGGGCTGAATTAGGAGTCAAAGCAGCTGAAGACCTCGAAGCAGAAATAAAAGCTAGAGCTGGGAACAATCAAGATTATATAAGTAAAGAAGCTTCTCATTACGAAAGCATTCTGACTGATGATCAAAAGAAAACGCTTGGTGTTTTTAATTTTGGTGCACAATATGATCGTGCTTTACAATTTGTTAAGAAAGCTCAACCAGATGTTGTTTGGGATTTAAAAAATAACAACGATCAAAGAGTTGCGTTTGATACACAGTTTCAAAAATGGTTATCAGATAAATTAAATGGTAATAATTTTGGACAAGGTGTTCCAGCTTTTGCAAATTATATGCAAGATGCGTTTATTAAAACACAGCTTGAAGGTGAAAGTATTTTAAACATGAAAGATACTAATCCAAGTTTGTATGATTTACAACAAATGGGTATTGATACTGACAAGATTGATTTTGGTGCAGGTATGGAAGCAACCAATGCAGCTTACACAAAGATTGAAGATTATTCTACAGGTTTTAATGAGCGAGGTACATTAGCTTTAATGGCTAAAGATTATTATGATTGGCAAAAATCTGACCCAGACGCACATAAAGATATGGTTAGGCGAGCCAATGAACAAGGTATTGGTGGTTTTATTTGGTATGTTACTAGACATGTAGAACCTACAGATACAATAGGCACAAAGTATGACCCATTAGCTGTAGGAAAAGATAACGAATGGAGGTCAGATTTTGCTATTCAGTATTTACGCAAAGAAGGTATTATTGTAACACCAACAAAATAGGAGTCTACAATGGCTGAAGAAAAAACTTACATGCAAATGCTACAAGAAAAAATGCCAGTGGTATTTGATCTTGATGCAGATACTGTAAGAGATTCTGCTGGAGATATAAGGTATGACAATCTTAATGCTCCTGAAGTTGATCATATGAAAAAGGATGGCTTTGCTCCCGGAGATTGGGGTGGTGAGTTTTATACTAAACTTTATGCTGACCTTGCGAATGAAACTGGTTACACTGGTACATATCGCACTGGCGAGAAAGGATATTATGGTCGTGACTTAGGTGGCAGACAAGACGAGTACGGTGAGTCTTTTTCTAATAAGCTTTATTATGAAGGTTTAGCTAGACCTAAAGATGAAGAGACACAAGAGCTTGCTGACATGGGGGTGTTTGCTAGAGCTTTTAGAGCTGAAGTACAAGGTGAGCAAGAAGATGTTTGGCAAAAAGCCAGAGACAAACAAACTACATACATGAATGAAACCATGGGTGGTTTTAAAGCACTTGCTACTGATGAGGCAGAACTAGCACAATACAATGCGTTTTTTGGTGAGAGTTATAGTCCTTTTTATCAGCATGATGTACAGTACAGACATGAAGATAGAGACTTAGACAACATTGCTAACAGCAACTTTAGAACAGGTTGGGCAGTTGGTTGGGGTTCTATTAAACAATCAGCAACAGAAGCTGTGTCTATGTTAGGCGACATGTTAGGCAATCAAGATTTATATGATTGGGGTGCAATACGTTCAAGAGAGGCTGACTATGAGAACTCTAAGCGACCTATTTTTAGTAATGATATAACAGATGTTACTGATGCTAAGAGTTTTGGAAAGTGGGTTGCTGGTATTTCTGGAGTTGCATTGCCATACATGCTTGGACTTATAGGTACTAGAGCAGTAGGCGGTGTTGTAGCTGCAACTTCTCCTATACTTGGACCGGGTGCTTTTGGTGTTGGTATGACAATGGCTTTTGCTCCAGCAGTATGGGTGTATGCTGGTGAAGCTTACGGCAATATGCAAGGAGGCATGGATCAAAAGAATGCTGGTCTTGCTTTATCTGCTGGCGTTGTTATGGCAGCATTAGATATGTTAGGTCTTAAAGGTATTATGGGCGCATCAACAGCACTTAGACAAGACGGTATTAAGATTATTGCTAAAGAGTACGCTAAGAAAGAAGGTATCTCAGAAGAAGCAGCCACAAAATTAGTGACAGACCAGATGGGAAATCTTAAAGCTTTAGCTCTTAAAGATATAGCAGTTATGTCAGAGATGCAACTGAACAAATCTTTATTAGCTAAATCTGTTGGTAAGAGAACTGCAAAAGGTATGTCTATTGAAGGCGGTACAGAATTTTTACAAGAGTCTACGGGTTATTTAGCTGGACACTTTGGAACAGACAGTAGTATCAGACCTGACTTTGATTTTGACGAGTGGCAACGCATTGCAATAAACGCAACAGCAGGAGGTTTTGTTCTGGGTGGAGGTATTGCTGGAACAACAACTACATACGGTGAGATAGCAGGGTTCAATAGATTAAAAAGAGATGTTAGTCCTGTTGAAAAAAGTAAAAACTGGATTGGCGGTAAATCTTTAGAAAGAGCAGATGCTATGTTAGGCACTAAAAGTGATGAACAAGTTTCAGTTATTTTAGATTCAGATGGAAATCCTATTATCAAAGAAGAAGCAGACCCTGATGCACCAGAGGTTTATAGCTTTGAGGGAGATAACAGAGATGTTTTAAAAGAGTTTGAACAAGATTATAATACTGGTCATCAACAAGATTTGTCAACTGGAAGGGGTGGCGAAAAAACTTTGTGGCAAAATGTTAAAGAATTTCCTGCAAGATTTACTAAGAAGGTTGGTTCTTTTTGGGAATCAAGAGCCTTAAAAGCTATTGACAAGTATGCTAAGAATCCTGAAAGAGCTAAAGAGTTGTTAGCTATTATACTTACACAGTATGGTATGAGCAATTCAACTTGGATGCAGGGACTTGATCTTGGCAATACAAAAAGATTATTGCAACAAAAGTTATTGCATGATGTTGCTCAGTTTAAAGCAGATTTAAATACTTTACTGGGTGTAGGTGTTGGTGGCAAAACAGATGTAGAAGCTACCAAAATATTTATGGATTATCTTCAAGCAAAACGAGAAGGTAAGTCAACAAATCCAGAGTACAATCAGATAGCTAGCCAATTAGATGCAATGGTTGAGAGAATTGGTGGTCAGATTGAAGGCAGCAATAAAGGTCTTACAGATAATATACTTACTGAAATTAATAAAGTATTAGGCGGTACGGCAGAGGTTAAAAGAAAACCTTTTTATTTTCAAGATAGTGCAAAGCTAAAGTTATCTGAAGTTGTTAAAGACAAAGATGGCTTTATAGAAAAGCTTACTAATTCTGATTGGTCACAAACAGAAGCAGAAGAGTTCTATGAGTTTTTAGAAAGTGGTCCTATGCATTATGATAAGTCTACACTTAGAGAGCTTGGATTTTTAAACTATCCAGCACGTTCGGTCAAACAATCTAAAGATCAGTTATATAAAATATTTGGAGAAGATTCTAAGTTTTTAGAAAACGATCCATTCCAAAGACTAAGAGAGAATATACAAGAGCAAGTTAACTATGCGGTTGATAATAGAATGCTTGGTCAAAAGGGAATGCGATATAAAAAGTTGATGTTAATGTTGAAAGATGAAATGGGAGAAGGTTGGGATCCAAGAATGCTTACACATTTTACTGATAGTATTGCTGCATCACGTGGTGACTACAGAAGAATGGATAGCAAGAAAGCGGAAAGAATGATTGGACATATTACTTTCTTTAATACTTTTTCTCATTTAGATTTGTCAGCTCTAGCTTCTCTGCCAGAGGCAGCACTTGTTTTACTGGGTGCGACAAAAGATAAAAAGCTTATGGAGCTTTTTCAAATGGGTGTTAATGACTTTGCTAGAAAGTATGTTACAGAAGGCAAGAATGGTTACTCTTATATTAATCCATCAGTTGGTTTAACAAGAGAGCAGTACACCAGGAATCTGGCAGATTTCTACAGGTATGGTTATGGCACATCTACTCACGGTGCTATTGGTCAAGTAGGTATTGATGAAGGTGTTTATAAGGCATCAAAGATTAAAGAGTTTGCAATGAGCACATTCTTTAGAGCTAACCTTCTTAAAATATATACAGACACTACAAGGGTTGCACGTTTAGCATTAGCTAATGATGCTATTTTTGGTGACTTAGAAATAGTTACAATGTTTCCACCGGGACATCACAATAGAAATACAGGTTTATTTCATGATGCTTTCGAAAGATTAAGAGATTTGAACATTGACCCAGATGCTTTAGCTAGAAGATACAAACCTTTAGTTGATGCTGCAAGAATGACTTTAAATGAAGGTCATGATACGCAAACGCTTTACGATAGAATACTAGAGATGGACCCGTCATTTATAGAAGACATGGACATTGCTAGAATGACTTGGGTTGATAATGCTATTGCTCATCCAGATGCAATGAACAGACCTTTGTTCTATTCTAATCCATACTATCGTTTGTTTACGCAGTATAATGGTTTTATGTCTGTGTTTACAGCTTCTATTCTTCCAAAGATTTGGAAAAGAATAAAGTCACAAGACCCTACAGCAAAGTATTCTACAGTTGCTATTGCTGCGACTATGATTGTTGCAGGGTTTTTAAGTCAAGCTATGAAAGACGAATGGAGATATGGTGGAAGACCGGGATGGCTTTCGGAGAAAGGTTTCTTACAAAGAGGAGTTGCTTCATCAGGATTACTTGGAACACCTGAGAAACTATTGTCAGCTATTAGTCCTATATATGATGACAGCAAGAAGCCTTGGGAGTCTTCAATGGATTACGGAGCACGCAAAGGTGGTCATGCAATCAGAGAGTTTCTTGGTCCAACATATGCACATGGTGAGCAGTTAGCTAAGATATTTATGTCACAGATAGATGGTGATTTAGATAGAAGAAACATGTATCTTTCAAAAGAAATACCTTTCTTAGGTAAAAATAAAAACTGGAAAGACTACAATTTAGGAAGAGGAGATATAAATATAGATGAAGCTCTTAAAAAAACAGTACCATTTTTATAATATAGGAGAGACCACATGGCTCTAAATCTACAAACCACCAAGCAAATGGGTGGAAGAAGCCTTGTTGATGCATCAAACAATCCCCTTCTAAAAAGTATTTTAGAGGGGACAGCTGCATTACAAACTGATCCTGTTACGCAAAAACCTAAAAGCAAAAAAGAAACAGGGCAGTCAGTTGCAGATACAAGAGCTCAGTTAGATCAAAACTATCAAGCTGTTGATGCTGCATACGATTCAAGTGTAGCTGCTTTAAATACTATGGCTAGCACTGGTAGAAGCACGCCATCAGTATATACACAAAGCCAAGCTAGAGCGCAAGGCGATTCTACATTGGCTAAATCTGATGCTGCAATTATTGGTCAAGCACAAACTTATGCTGACGCTATGTTAGCTAACCCTAGGTTTGATAACTCTAAGATGGGAGAAGACCCTAACTTAGACTATGATGAAGAGGCACGATTGTTGGAGGCGTTTGCTAATCAAGCAGGCGTTGAGCCTGAGCAAGTTGCATCTGACCCTAGATTGTATGAAGCTTTTGGTAGGTTTTTAGGTTTGTCTACTGGCACTATGAGTAATGATAAGTATTACGCATATGATGTTAACGGTAATAATCTAAAAGATGATAGTAACAACAATTATAAAACATGGACACCATGGGTGCAACCTAAGTTTGTTACACAGGTTTCAGGTGTAGGTACAAAAATAAAAGACAATCCTATTGCTCAAAAGTTTAGAGGCAACAAGGATGCTTATGTAAAAAAAGAAATGGCACAAGGTGTCTCAGAAGCTGATGCTATACAAGCTTGGAATCAAATGGGTGATTTAGATACCACTCAGTCATTAATAGGACAAACAGGATTTCCAAGAGAGGATGCAACAGTTTTGCGTGCATCAGAGATGGCAGCTAAGACACAAAAAACATTAAGTTCTTTTGTTCGTAGTGTACATGCTGCTTCAGTTAATCGTTCTCCTATGGCAGCTTCAAGATTTGCTGAGAAAATAACAGGGAATAGATACGATGAGTTTAAAGGTGAATCTATCAACGATATGATTAATCTTTTTATACATACGCATGCTGCTTTAGAAGAGCAATCCGAGACAGCAGCTCAAGCTTACTCAGATATTATGATGTTAGCTGTAATGGACCATGCTTTGCAAAATGTATATAGATATGAAAATAAAAAGTCAGACCCTAATGCTGAAGAAGCTCCTGCTTCAATAGAAAATGAATCTACTGAGGCTGCTATTAAAAGATATGACTCGACATTGATGTCAGGTGCTGCTGATCAAAAACAAATAGGTAGTACTATCTTAAACAATATGGGCTTTCGGAAAGACTACTGCTGAACAACAAGAAGCTATGGGTGCTATGGCAATGGACATAGTGTTTAAAACTTTTGATAAGAATCAAACAAAGAAAGACCAGTTGTTTAGAAAAGTAGAAGTTAAAGCTATGAAAAGCGGAGTACCTATTACATTAATAGGGCATACTTTTACTAAAGAAGGTCTTGCATTAGCTCAAGATATGAAAGGTTTGTTTGAAGTTGTTATGCCTAAGTCGCAGAGAAATGTTAGGTATGGTACTTTACTTACAGATAAGACTGCTATTGAAAAGCTGATTGGTGTACGTGTTGATGATTACGAATACACAATTCCTTTCGGTGACACAACTATCGCAGCCATGCATAAACAGCAAGCTGATAATACTCCTGTGCGTATTCATCGTGAGTCTCAACAGTTTTGGGATAAGGTTTATACTGAGTATCAAAACGAGTTGCAGCGTGAAGCAATGACACAAGGTGCAGAGCGTTCTACAATTCTAGATGATTTAGATGGTGCAAACTTTTTTAATTCAAAAGGTAATGGCAATGGACAAAAGGGTAGCTTCCAAAGTAGACCCGGCTTTGTCTATGTTACTGACAGACAAGGAAGGTTTTATCATAAAGATTCACCTCATTTAATCTATGAGGGTGCAACAGAAAAAACTTATACTAAGAATGATGGTAGAAGTATAGAGGATGCTGCACAACAAATGGACTTTAGTGACAAGGTTAAAGACCAGCAATTTATAAATACAATTGAGTTTGCTACAACAAACTTAGATAAAGTTTTTTATTACACTTATAAGTATGGAAAAAACTGGAGGCTTAACGTAGATCAAACTGTTGGTAATTACCAGCATAATAAATTTGCAAGGTCTTTGATTGCTGCTGGTGTACCTGCTACTTATAATCTTAAGAACAAGAAAGATGTTATTCAAATCAAAGCTGGTATTATGAAACGCTATGGTATGGATATGAAGAACCCTATTGAAGCTGCTTTAGAATATGACGCAGCTATCAACAGGTGGACACAGTTAGATGCTAGCCAAGATTTAAAAGGCATACTTAGAGAAGCTGGAAAAGAAGAAGGCTTTGCTTCGGTTGCTGCAATACTTGAAGGCATTAGGCTGAAGAAACATATGGACGGAAACAATCCTACATATACTTCTACTTTCTTTACAGAGATTGATGGCAAGACTAATGGTCTTGCTCATGCAGCTGCACAATCAGGTGACTTGGTTTCTGGAAGTCGTGCTCTTATATTTGGTGAAGAAGATTACGCTACATGGAATAAATATTATGATGAGTTTGAAAAGATTCAGAATGATCCAGAGAAAATACGTGAGCTTGAAAACAAATATGATTTAGAACCGGGTGCGTTAAGCACTTATCTTGATGCTTACAATAGTGTTAACAATTCTTTATTAAAAGATTTTGCTAAGATTAGAGCGGGAGTTACTGAGTCTGGTGATTTGGTTACATTTCCGGGCATGTTGTTAGAAGGTACAAGTGAAAAGTTTAAAGTTATAATGCAAGATGCACAAGACAATGGTGGGACTAGCAAAGTTTACTATGGCTTTAGATATGTTTGGTCAGAGTGAATTTGGCAGGGCTTTTACTAAAAAACCTGTGATGATTTTTGCTTATGGTGCTGGTGATGCAAGACATATTGAGGAAGTTAGGTCTTACATTGACGGAATAATGAGAGAAAATGGTGCTGGTTTTCAGCAAAAATTAACAGACGCAGGCATTGATGTTGATAGAGATTTTATTGAACCTCTTGGTGTAATGATGTCGCAAGCTGTTAATACTAACTTTAATCAGATTAAAACATTTGCAAATGCTTTGTCTGCAATGGGTGCTGAAGCAGTCAATCAAGGTTTTGAATTGTTTATACCAACAATGGACGGTCATTTAATTCCAATAGGTGACATGGAATATTGGATAAGCAAAGACCCCGGAGACAAGAGACAGCAGAAATGGATTTTGCCAGACGGAGAAACAGCGTCTACTGTTCAAGTACAACACATGAATAAGAGGTGGGATTCTAGAGCTGGCAGAGATTTACCAGACCTCTCGAATGTCGGCAACAGCATAAGAATATTCAAAGCTGCAACACAGATGGCAGTAATGTTAACTCATGCCAATGACAATACGAACATGCAAAGAGCTATTTATAATATGCATGAAGCTAAGCTTGGCAAAAGAAAGGCTGACAAGAATGATGCAATGGATGAATCATCATTGCCTTATGGTAATACATCTTTACATATCTTTGATGGTTTATTAGTTACGCCTAAAGAAGCTGAAGAGTATGCTGAAATGTTAAACAATGTGTTTAGAGATATGAATACTGATCCTCACAAGAGTCATATGCATGCTTTATACACAGCGTTATCTTTTGAGTTAGATTCAAATGGTCAAAAGATTAAAGATGATAACTATATGAATCATCCTCTTCTTAAAAATGGTCAGAAAGATATGTCTGACAAACAATGGAATAGGCTTGTAAATCATTATCGTTATAGACGTAGATTAAAACCAGAAGCTAGAGAAGAAACTTTGCAAGATGATGGACCTTCTTCTTGGGACCCAAAATATAACAGGGCAGAAACTTCTCAGGGTAAAGTAATTCGTGAAGCGCAGGCTTTCGATTGGAAGACACCAGACAAGACCGTCAAAGGTAAAAAGGTTAGAGGTACACAATGGTACTTTAATAAATACTTTAAAGGTGAAGGTGCTTTCTATGATGCTAAGCAACAGTTTGCAAGAGACAAACAACATTACAAACAGTTCTTTTATTCTACTGATACTCTTGATAATCAGATTAAAAACTATAAAGGCAATGCTAATTTAGATGCCATGGTTTGGAAATCTAATTAACAAAAAAACCCCCAACAGAATCCTTAATGGAATCTGTTGGGGGTTTTCTTTTTTAATATCCTCTAGCTTTTTGTGCTTTACTTAATGATCGCCAAGCGTCTTTACGTCCTTTGTCAGCTACTTCTTTTGCAAACATCATTGCTTCTTCTTCTGTTCTTCCTTGTTTAATTGCTTTTCTATGTTCTGCTTCTATGTTTTTCTTGTAAGTATCTTCTATTAGCCACTTGTTTATTCCTTTAGTATAAGCCAACTCTTGTGGCACACCAAAATTATCTACATATTCCTGGTCTGTTATACCTTCCATAGCTAGAATGTTGTAACTTCTTTTATTTTCCTCTGCCATGTCAATGTCCTGCTGTTAATATGGTTGAAGCTTCTTTAGTATCTTCGTCATCTTCTAAGTAGTCTATCAATGATTTAAGAAAGTTTCCTTCTTCATTCATAGGGTATACCATCTCGATCACTTCTGTTCTCTTTGCTTTCTCACTGTCATCTATTATAGTAAAGGTTGCTTTAACCATGGTTTGCATGTTGATCTCCTGATACCATGTTATATCCTAAGATAGCCATGCTTTTAATTAAACTTCTTAGAGCATCTTCTGCTGCAGATTTGATTTCATCTGATACAGTGTCTTGCTCTAGTACGTGTATACATGTGTTAGTCATGTCGACTAACGAGTATGCTTTGTTATGCTGTTCTTCTGTCATTATAATTTCCTTTTATTTTCTCCAGTCACTTCTCCAAAGTGGTCTGGACTTTTTTTTTAAATCCTTGTAAAGTTCGGCAGTCTTATCCATTTGAACAAGACCACCGGGTTCTTTTTTTTTTCTCTCTGGCTTTACGCCCCCAGCCATCGTGCTAGTACTGCTACTACTACAATGCCTACTAAGATAGCGTACGTTTTATGTTCGCTAACTTTGTTCTTAAGAGTTTTCGGATCAATTCTCCAAGTCATATGTCTCCTTACTTAGATAACTCATTCGTTATATCTTTATCAAGTAACTTCCAGATTATTCCAGCAGCAATTAAACCTGCTAATCCAGCGTTACCTAATGTCCATACTATATTTAGTATAGAACCAATCACATCTCCAGTCAAGAAGGCAACCTTCTGACCAAAGATAACTTGCAATACAATTGACAAGCTGATTAGTTTGATGCCTACATCTATTGCAGCATCAGCACCGTTTTTAATTTTCTCTAACATTTTAACTCCTTTCGTTATTGTGTTTTTTCATGTAGTTCATAAGACCTTGAGCTACTTCTGGGCTGCCTTTCAAGTATCCTTCTGCTGAGTTGCACCAGTGACATAACAATCCTCTGACTGTTCCTGTCTCATGGCAATGGTCAACAAAAAGTTTATGATCGTCATCCTTTCCATACTCGCAAAACTCATTAGCACATGTACCACCTTGTTGCTTGAGCATGTTATCGTACTCTTCAACTGTTAGGTTGTACTCAGACTTGAGATGATACTCATGTCTAATGACTGCTTTACAAGGTTTGCATCGTCTATCTTTTCCAAGATGTGAGCTACTCTTTATATGGAATGCGCTCTCATCTTTTACTGTCTCACAAATTGTGCATCTGATTTTGACTACGTTAGACATGCTACTCTTGGTCGTTATCCTCTTCCACTAGGTCAACTAACTCGCATACGCTTCCAGTACAGGCAAGCGTTTTATTACCTACTGTTGTATCTTCCAGCTCGTACTTACTTATCAAGTCCCAATCAACTGACTTGGGCATTGCTTTGGCTAGCTCGTTGTACTGTTCTTTAGTACAGTCTTCATACGGAGCTTGCTGGTACGTGTGGTCTGAATGCGGTAGGAAACTTACACCTGACACCTCGTCAAAGTGTTTGTATACCCACGCACCTACTTCCATCCATTCGTGTTCCTTGACGGAAACAGTAACACTAGGTTTATGTTCGCAGTAATACCTTTGATATGTTAGCCATAACTCAAGTTGTTCAATAGCATTTCTATCATTCCTAAGTACTGCACCATCAGGTGCTTTCATAGGAAATGTAAAGACTTTAACGCTGTTTGGTTTCATAACGTCCGCTTCACATGGTATACCTTGGTCTTCCATAAGCTGAGCAATTGGATCTTTTGAGTCTGCTCTTACTCTACGGAAGTAGTAGTCATTGTGTCTGGTGTGGATACCTGACGCAGAGTCTACTAGTTGGCTTACTGTCCCGCTAGGTTTAATAGCAGTTGTTGCAGTAGCCTGACTGATTCCAAGAAATCCTGACCAGTCTTTGTTTGTATCTACAGAAGCTTGCCTTATCTTTTTAAGGAAGTCGGGTAAGCTCATCTTTCCATGGTAGCCTCTGTCTGTATTGCTGCCATTCATGAATGAGTTATCCATGATGCCAGTTAACGAGACACCTAGCAATGCTTCTTCTTCTGTATTAGAGACCCACTTAGGTCTCAGTCTTTTAATATTAGTAAGGGATGCTTGGAACGTACCTAATATGGTAGCCAGCTTAACCTTATTTAATATGTCTTTCTGATGATCGTCTGCTCTAACAACAACTTCAGTTAGGTTACAGAACTGACCATCTCTTAATATGATTTCACTACAAGGGTTGCAGCCAAAGTCATGTTCAGTGTTACGTCTGCCTATAGATGCGACCTGTTTCTTTGCAGCTTCTCTATTAAAGATGCCACGCTCACCAGATTTAGATTCATAGAGGGCGTTCCATTCTTTCATAAAGATACTCATGTCAGGTTTTTCTGTATAGCATACGCTGTTATTACTGAGTGCCATCTCTGGTGTATCGCTCCACCATTGACCAGACTTAGCACTTCTCATGCGTTCGTCAGTCAAATTACTGAGGGAAATCAATGCACTACGTCTAACACCACCAACGACAACAACCTCTGCTACCTTACACATCATGCGGTGACACTCGTAGCTTGTTAACTTTCTACCTGCAGCATCTTTAAAGATGTTAGTTGAGAAGTTAAACAAATCTAGTAGTGGCTCTGGTCCACTAGCTCTACCGCCAAATGTTTTTAGGCGTGATCCTTTCTTTCTTATCCTAGAAAAATCCCACTTAGGCATTTCTCCATTGTATAAATATGTAATTAGTTTTCTGAATGCAGACTGCCATCCTTCTTTAGAATCTTGTACAACAATTACATCGTCTACATCAATAAGTTCTTCTGGTATTTCTGGTAGTTTATTTATGTGTTGACGCTCAACACTAAAGCCTACGCCAGTACCATGCATTAATATGTATAGACACTCATCGAATGCTTTAGGATGATCAACACTTAAGTATGCACAGTTGTATCCAGCTATATGATTCTTGGCTAGAGCTGGACCAGCAGTCATTAGTGCTCTCATGCTAGGCATAATGTCTAGGTTAAGCACTGCATGTTCTAATCTTTCTTCTAGTTTTTGTGTCTAGTTTGTAGTCTGTGTTTTCTTCAAGGTGCTCTGCCATAAAGTCAAAGTACCTAGCTACAGTTTCTTCCCACGTTTCTCTTCTATTCTTTTCTGGTAGCCATCTTGCATACCTACTTAATGCTATAAAGTTTTGATAATCATTAGGTAACTTCATTATTAATAATCCTCCTTTAATGAAAACTTTTCAGTAAGATCGGGATGTGTGTCTTCTATTACCCATACTTTTTTGTGTCCTTTATTTTTAAGTTCTTTTTGTAAATCTTTGGCTTGCTCTAGACCGAGATATCCATTGTGAACAAACTTGTTGCCAACACTTACTATATATAATTTCATTATTACTTATCCTCCTTTAACTTTTATTTGTATTTTGTCTTCACCGTTTTTACTTTTTACAACTCTATATTGTAGTTCGCCAGTGTGATGCATACATATTGCATCAGACATACCTTCATTGTATTGGTTTTCACCATGTTTTCTAAATGAATAGTATATGCCACCAGCTAGTATAGCCCATAGAATTATGTATAAATCTTCAATTATCATTAGTAATTTCCTTCAATATTATTTTAATACTACCTGTTTCTGCCCATATTTTTTTGGACTTTTGCACTACGATTTGCTTGTCATCATGAAAATATACAGTGTTTAAGGAGTCTAGGATTGCTTTCTCGTAATTATCAAGATCAGCATTGTTGTCACAGAATTGTCCATTCTTGGACGTTTTCTTTTTATTAGACCATGACTTAGCCATTGGAATAAAGAACGTCATATCAGCAGATATGAGCTCTTCAAGCCATACTTTGTCTTTATTGATCAGTAATTTCTCCATGTCTTTCTTAAATTGTTTGTATTTTTTACCATAATATGTACCCCACCTCGTGACTCTAGGTCTTGAGGCAGGTACAGGATTAATGTCAAACAGCAAATCTATTTGATTCATAGCATCTTTATGTAGTGTTTAGTTATGTCATCACCTCGGTATTCTTCCAAGTTCACACCTTTCAATTCAGGAATTGCTTTGTAGTTTACTCTACCTTTAGAGGTTCCGTGCTTTAATTGTACGCCACCACCTATAAATGATTGTCCTTGAGAGAGTTCGATCAGTTCTTTGCGAAGCTTTTCTTCTTTCTCTTTGACTGCTTGTAGTGAAGCATGTATTTCTCTCCACTCTTTGGCTTTCTTCAGCCATTCAGCATCACTTGTTTCTATTAAATCTTCTGCTGTTGGTGCTGGTTTGTCTACAGAAAAGTATTTTGTCCAAGCATTTATTATCTTAGCTTGTGTCTTCATGTGAGGCACAACAACTTGAAGCAACCCTGATGTATTCTTAACATCATATACCCAGAAGAATAACTTGCTGGAGTTTGTTACTAACAGTTGCTGTTGACATTGCAGCCAGTATTGTTCTGGAAGCAGCGCTGTCTCAGCTACTTCTTTCCATAGTTCAGAACCAGTACCTTTGATTGGGCATTTGATTTCTAATATTGTATTGTCAGACTCTCTGTAACCATCAAGCGATGCACCAATAGGTACGCCATCAAACTCATTGATGACAACAACAGGTGGATACTTTGCACCCATGTCATCTTCGAACATGTTACGTGCTTCGTCTTCGTATTTGTTACCATGATCCATAGCAAAGTTTGTTTCTATTTTGGTAACACCATTCTTTACATTCCATAAAGCTAATGGTGTCTTTGGTTCCCACTTAGAACCACCTAGTAAAGCACCAACTTCTGATGCCATTCCACATTTGCTACGTACATCTAACCATTCTTGTGACCCTTGTGGCAGGTCTTCATTCTTAATTATTTTCATTGAACATTTCCTTTAGTTTAAGTTTATTAAATTCATCCAGCCAGTCTTCTCCTGGAGTTGGCGAGATGTGTACATCAACATGTATCTGTTTAGCTGCTAGCCTCTCAGCCAGTTGGTAAGCAGATTTCTGTCCGACATATGACTTGTCATTGTCAGCATATATTTGTACTTCTGTTATGTCTTCTGGCGGTTCGAAGGTTGCCATGCAGTGTGCATTCATTACAGAAAATGCAGGCAGCTTGGAGATTTTACTTGCAGCCAGTGCAGTTTCTATACCTTCGGCTAAACAAATAGAACCTTCGTGTTCGTGAAGTCTAATTGCAGCGCCAGTTATTGTACCTTTAGGTGGCATAATCTTTCTTGCCGTACCTCCTTGAAGCTTTCTACCGTTCTTAGTATACGTCAAATGCCATGATACACCAACACCTTTTGCATCTTGTATCAATCCTAGCATTGTAGGAAATGGTCCAAGCTTGGCTCCATGTTCCCATGTATATAGCATAGCTTCTTTTAAAGTTTCTGGGTAATCATTTATACCACGCATTGTTAAGTATGTTTCAACATCGCTGTTAGGTCTAATTGGTTCTGCCATCTTAGCTACTTTGCGTAGTGCAGGTACAGGGTCTTTCTTTTGTTTAGCTGGTTGGAATGTTGTGTGATCTATAATAGGTCTTATAGCATCTAAACAATCTGTAAAGCTCCAGCCGTGTACTTTTTGTAATAGTTCGAACCCATCGCCAGCACCACATGTATTACAGTAGTATGTGCCACGACCATCTTTATCATCGAACCTAAATCTATCTGTCCCTTCCATACATATTGGACAAGGACCATGTTTATTTTGTAGGTAGTTTCTATCTATCCCTAATGAGGATAGCACACCATACCATTTGCCAGTTACGTCTAATTTATTACTCATGTTTCCTCCTTACTTATACTTATGTTTTCTTTTTGCTTGTTTTATTTGTAAATGTTTAATGTAACTTGCACATTCACTACTTGGTTTTATTGGTACAACATCTTTAAAATTTGGAAAGTCTTTAAATCTAGTTCGATAAGTATGAAAAGCCCAGCCTTCTTTATAGTTATGAATTGCACAATGCCCAAGCAGCATAGCATAGAATTGTTTTCTAAACTCTGGTGCATAAGTTAATTTGTTTTTAACAGTTTTAGTTTTCTTATCTACAAATCCTAATTCTTTATCTAGGACTGCGACATATTTTGATTTCTTTAATTGCACATGCCCACACTTGCTACATATGTTTGAACCAGAAAACATAGAGAAACAACCCTCACATATTATTTGGATTTCATCTTTAGGTTTAGCCAGTTTTCTTTCTTTAATTGTCATTGGTTTCTTAGGATCAAGAACCCATTGAATATCATCTTCTACAAAGCCATGTGTATATACAGCTCCAGAGTGGTCTATGATTGTAGCTTTCTCTTTGCCTTCATATGGTCTAAGAACTCTGCCAACCATTTGTATGTACATGCCTAACGATTTAGTTGGTCTAGCAAGTACGCATACCTCAGCTGGGGGGCAGTCAAATCCTTCAGTCAACACCATGCAATTACAAATTATTTTTATATCACCATTATTAAATTCGTTTAGTACACGTTCTCTCTCAGAGTGTTCTGTTGAACCGTCTATATGTGCAGCTTTAATACCAATGTCTATAAAAGATTCTGCAAGATTTTTACTGTGAGCTACTGAAGATGCAAACACAATTGTTTTCTTATTGTTTGCTATCTTTTTCCATGAGGATACTATGTCGCCTATAAGTTTAGGATGATCCATTCTATCTGCAAGTTGTACAGAATTGTAGTCACCCATGGACGTTTGTATTCCATTCAGGTCTGGTATTGTTGGAGCGTAGTATTCGCAACCAACTAGATGTCCTTCTTCTATTAGTTTACCAATAGATGGAGCTTGAATCATATCTGAAAAGATGTGACCAAGACCTCTACCATCTGAACGTATAGGTGTAGCTGTCAAACCAAGCACTTTACTTTGATTGTACATTTGTATAATCTTTAAGTATGTATTGCTTAGACAACGATGTGCTTCATCAATAATAATTAAGTCTGCTTTTGGCAGAGCTTCTGTTTTATTTGTTATTGACCGAGACCTTAGTGTATCTATAGAGGCTACTTGTGTTTTATGCCAGAACTCTGAGTTCTCACCAGCCATGATGATTCCGTGTCTTACGCCTTCATCAGTTAGTTTGTTTGAACATTGAGTTATTAGCTCACGTCTATGTGCTAAAAATAAAACGCTTTGGTTTTGTTTTATTGAATGATGTACAAACGCTGATGCCATGACAGTCTTGCCAGAACCAGTTGCTGCTTGTAGTAATATATTTTTGTTGCCTTTTCTTTGGGATCGAATGATATTATTAAGAGTGTCTTTTTGATACTGTCTTAATGCCATCATCCTCCTCCTTGTAATTTACTCCTAATGCTTTAAGAGCTTCTTTCATTTGTTTTATTGTTGCCTTAAGATAATCGTTTTCTTTTTTTAGTATTCGATTTATTCTTAATGCTTCATCATTAAAGTGTTTATTATTATTAGGGTTTACCATTACTCCTCCATTTTAAGTGAGCAGTTTTAATGTCATGCTCAGGACACCTCACTAAGGATTATTTAAAACGGTATGTTTTCATCTGCATCATCTGTTTCTGTAATCTCAGCAGTTGGTCTTTCAAGATAAGTAAACTCATCTCCACCAGCTCCGCCTTCATACTCTACTAGCTCCATGACCTGTACACCTACGAGTGTAGCAGTGACGCCACTTTTGCCAGCGTACTCCCATGGTCTTTCCATGTATTGTACGTTGCATAATGATCCATTACCTATGGCTGTGTCGCCAAGGTTATCACCGTATTTATCTTTAACAAATGGTGCAGATATTTCCATCTTTTCCATGATTCCAGTTACAGGATTCTTTTTGTTAAAGTGTGTGTTACGTTTTATTTTTACAAATGGTGTGCCATCTTCAGGATCAAAGCGTTCTTTCTGTGCAAATCCTTTGGCTACCCATTCTTTAGATTGTTCTGGTGTTACATGACAATCTACAGTCCATTCAGTATCTTCTGAAGCATACTTGGTAGCAGGGTTGTTTCCAACTCTAGCCCATTTTACTTTTACATTATTTAGTATCATAAGGTTTCCTTATTACTAGTTATAAATGGTGAGGGTTTCTCACCGCCTTAAGTACTCATACTAGATGAGTGACTTGTTTCTTTAAGGACAACGCTTGCGTTGTCCCAAATAAAAGTGCCAGACATTTCTCATAGAGGTGTGGTAGTATGAGAGTGTCTGGCTTCATTTTGTGTTGTCAACTACCACGTTCGACAATTTTTTGTAAATTTGTTTCCCTATAGGGGGCTAATCAAATTTCTTTTCTTCTTGTTCGATGAGTTTATCTAAGAACCATCTAGCTTTCTTGAGGTCGCACACACCATCTTTAAACCTCCAACGTGCGATATATTTCTGCACTGTACCAGTTAGGTAATCCATTTTCTGGTCAAGTATAAAATCAATAACCTCTATTTTACCTTGTTGATAATGACTTGGGTTAATTTTGTCTGGTTTATCTGATGGTCTGTCTTCATTCCACCGTACTTTAATTTCTTTATCTGTCATTGTATATCCTTTACATGTAATGCTGTGTCTATAATCAAAAGTTTGTTAATTAAATATGCTCGTTTGTAATACGGATCACCCGGTCCTTTAAATCTAGCAGGCTGCAGTCCGTTCTTTGCTATTATTTCAAATAAAATTCCTGGTGTTGTTACTATAATCTGTTTGCCTGTGTGAAAAACCCATCGGTATGCTTTTGTTGTTGATAAGGCTGATGGTTTGTCATTGTATTCTATCTCAACCACAAGGTTTCCTGTTTGTTGTGACATTGGGTCGTACTTTACTTCTACTCCTTTGTCATCGCATGGTATGTGTATATCCCATTCTTTGCAGTAACCGTCAACTAAATAAGCATCATCATATTTCTTTTTAACCCATACTAGTATTTCTTTTTCTATTTTCTGACCTCTTTCAAGGTCTTTTGCAAAACTTGTTTCCATGTTACCTCGCATTTTTATTGATTGATATAAGTCATTGATTTATATATTATTATTAAGTGTTTTAATACAATAATTTTTACTTTTACCCCACCTAGAGTACATCAGCAGAAGAAGAAGTCCGACCCGTATATATCTTCTAGTATTAATTTACCTACTTCAGGTGTCTCTTCACTAAAGTTTTCTTCATCCCAGATAATTTCTTGACGCATAACTGCAAAGATATCTTTTGCATACATTTTTACGAATTCACTTTTAGTAGCGTTGATCAATGATTCTACATCAGCAGCATGAACACTAAAGCTATCATGTATTGCACCAAAACTTTTTAAATTTAATGTATTTATTACTAAAGACATGTGACTTGCATCATAAGAGTGAACCCAATTAGCTCCGATTGCAGATAAATGTTCAGCTAGTGTTGGTATGTCTGTTGTTTCTAAATACACATGACTTATTTGTTTCTTTTGCAACGAACCTTTATAAACTTTTTTGCGTGCTACCCATTTTTGTGTAAGCACAGGGAACCCACTAGGCGTATTCCATGATATGTCCTTCATGTTCATATGATTTATTTTATGATCGACTAATGCTTGCAAATACTTTTTGATTTCTACTGGTCCATGACAAATAGAATCATAAGCTTGTACTAAATCTTTACCTAACGTTTTGGAGTCAGACCTTGTTATGTTATAAGTTGATGTGATTCCGGCATCATAACAATCTTGATAAATTATTTCACCTATTTTTCTTGCACCTGCATCATATGCACGTGTCATAGAGCCACGTTTACTGATGCCTTTACGTACTAATTTCATTGGTATGTGTTGCATTTTGTCACCAATCTCTGTGTTTTTATTTAGTTCTAATATTTTTTTACCCATGACCAAGTAAAAATCTTTAGGCATTTTCATTGGCATCAATCCTACTAACTCACCAGCTTTTTCATCTAAAGACATTGCTGCTAAATGTTGCGTACCGTTGTTAACTCCGTCAATTGAGATTGGCATTGATGAATAGTATGGTTCACCACTTAATGCGCTGCCGATTATTCCGCCAATTTCAAAACATAATGATAAAAATACCCATGGTTTTTCAGCAGACATCCAATATTTTTGTGTGCTTACAGGGTTTTCTGCTACGTTTAATATCATGTCAACATGTTCTATTGTCCAATTGTGTTTGTCCAATACACCCATTTTGTCTACTGAGATGTCTACTAAGCCGTCATTTTCAAGAGATGTTTTATAATCTAACTCTAACCATTCTTGGTGTGGTAACTCAGCTATTTTGTACGTTTGATTAAATGATGTTGCAGCGTGAATAAATGTATATTCAGCACCTTTTTGATCTATTTCTTTTTCTTCATGAAATAAAAAATGTGCACGTGCTAAATCATTTGATTGATAACTGAAGTAGGGATCACGATTGTATATACGTCCACGGTAATCAAGATACATTGATTGATAAAACTCGTATCCTAACCAGCCGGGATGATGTTGAGTGCCGTTTATTGTATCTAAAATCGCCATATTTCTTGTGGCTTGTGACTGAATGCGAAGGCAGTATTGTTTGTCCGTCCAACGCCTATTTTCAAGGTTGTATCTATCTTGAATTATTTTTAATTTATATTCTGTTTCTTTTATTTTGTTTAAGTTTTTTAATTTACTAATTCTGTTAGTGAGTTTTTCTATTTCTTTTTCTAATTTTGGTACAGCGCTTGAATTACCTAGATGTGGTTCAAACAAATCTTCGTCACGATACAGCAGCATTCCATTTAAATGTTTGTTAATGTTATCTCGTTTTATATCAATTGTATCAAAGGTTATAACTAGACCTTCACTGTTAATTAATTCTATTTCTGTGTTCACAAGTTGAGGGCGTAATGCCAAGCTGACTGCTGCAACCTGTGGATTTATTTTCCATCGTACTTTTTCTAATTTGTTTATGGATTCAAAGAATGCTTTATCATTGTACGAATGATCAATTTCTACATTAGATTTTACGAGTCTTTCAGTTACACCTAATGTTTTACGTTGCCCTTTGATCCATGGTTTGTATGGGTACTTTGAAAGACCTATACGATCTTGCGGGTCAATAGATATTTTTGTAAAATTTTCACCAATTTCTAAAACATAGGGATTATAGTTGATTTTTTGCTTGATTGTGTTTTGGTATACGTCTTCTACTCTAAAGAATGGCTCACGAGTGAGAATAAGGTATCTATTTTCAATTAATTGGTCTAAGATGAAGTCACCTAGCATTAAACAAATAGAGTCCTTAGAATCGAATCCTCCTGCGTTTAGTATATTTAATGCGGTTGCACCAATATTTTTAGAAGTATTCGTTAATTTGATTACACCTTCGTTTTGTTTAAACTTTTGAACCAAATAAATGAATACTGAATTTAGTATTCTGACAGTTCTAAAGTCGTTGTACACACATTGTGCTTCACGGAATATTTGTGCAGCACCTGAAGCATTGTTGTTTCTATTTGAGATTCTATATTCTAGAATATCAGCTTCTGTATTTATTAGATTTTGTTCCATACACCTCCTATAGTTATTTTTTACCACTATACTATACCCTTATTATAGAGAGAAATACCCTTATTAGAAAAGATGTCTCCTAAAAAAACACAAATGTTAAACAAACCATTTGTGTTTTTTATCTATTTGCCTTTCCAGTCTTGTTCTCTTTTTTTCTCTTTAAATAATTCGTAACTAAATAATGTTAGCCACGCACAAAATACAATAAAGCTTAATAATAACATTACTGAGCAAACAATTCTTGCATTCTGGCAGGTATCACATGATTGGTATTACAAGCGTCACAACAATCACCATTTATTTTTACAGGGTCTGGATTATTTCCAAAACCTGTGAAATGATCTTCACATATTACACATTGCCATATTTCTGCACCATCACGTTCACTACCCTCTGTCGAACCGGCTACAAATGTATCAGTTATTTCTAAACCGTGATGTAATTCTTCATCTTCTACTCTATCTGGTGCTACCATTTCTGCAAACAACATATTATGTTTGTTGAATTCATCTGCACCTATGTGGTCATACTTTATATTTTTTTGAGCTAAATATTGTGCATCATAGTATGTATCTACAAATTGTTCCATTTCATCAACATATATTCTTTTGTCTACTGTTACGACACATTGATATTGTATTTCTACATCATAATATTTACGTTGATACTCATCTAACAATAATTTATCAGTCATACTAACCTCTCACGAACATTTCATCTGAGTCTTCGTAAGGAAAGAAACTTTCCCATTCTGCTTTTACTTCTTCTGGTTTATCTGTTTGCATATGTGCTTTCATTTCAAAATGGTAATCATCAAAGCAACCTTGACCTGCACCGCTGTAAGCACTAGATTCTGCTGCTTCTTCTGCTTCTGCTTCACTATATGCAAATACATCTTCAAATGTTACATGACATACTTTACTTATTTCTACATGGTAATGTTTTAATTGTTTTTCTTTGTTATCTGACATATTACGCTCCAGTTATGATTACATCATAGTAACCATCTTGTTGATATTTTAATAATAATGCTTTAGCATCTGTATACGTTAGCATTTTTGGGTTCATCCGTTCACCATCAACCCATACTATATATTTTTTGATTTCTTTACCTGTTAGCATACTTTTCCATTTAGTCTTCTTCGCCATCATTGTTAAACCTTTCTGTTAATTCGTTACAATCTAGCATGTCAAACACATCATCATTTGACATATATTTCAGGCAACATAATAGAAGATGGTCGGCTGTTACACGACCTTCTTCTACCATACCTAATGCATCATCACGCCAGTCACGATACATTATTGTCCACCTTGTGGAATTATCATCATGTTTTCCATCGATGTATAGAATGCACCACCGGCATTACCTTCATCATCACTACTAGCAATGATTGAATGACCATCAGTGAATTCAATGAATGGTGTTGCACTCCAACCCATTGCTTCTTGTTCCATATTGTTTAAGTATCCTATTCTTGCAACTGTTTTACCTTTGAATAGTTTTGTTGCATCTTCTGACCAGTTTCTCATTTAATTAACTCCTTGTGTTTTGATATTGTACTGATGTCATGTATTTCATGATAACCACCAGCTAGTCGTGAATGTTCAAAGCTTACATGCCCCATGTTTAATAATGACGCAATCTCATCTCTGCCAAGAGTATCAATTGTTATCTTATAAACGTGCGTGCCTTTGGTGGGGATAGCTAATGCTTCTTCTTTTGTTGCATAGTATGACGAAAAATATAAAAACTTTTCGTCTTCTGTTATGTCTTTGTCTTGACACCAGTTATTTGTTTTTTGATATATGATCATGATTCATCACCATCTGTTATTGTTATATTTATTTCTATACGTTTATCTGTTTTTAGCATGCCTTCTATTAATGTTGTGTTTATTGTTACGCAATGTCTGTCGCCATTGAATAATTCTATAAGCATATCTTGTAATGATTCATCTAGGTTTATGTTTGCACGTCTTAATGGTTGTGCAACAGGTGTGTGTTTATCTTCATTTAATCTTTTATCTAACAATTCCCATTCTGTATCTTCTGAGCTCATTGTTTTTCCTTTAGGTGAAAGTACCGATGTGTTTCAATCGGCACTAAATAATTATTATCACAAGTTGGGCAGTACCAATTTTCATTTTTTGCGTCAACTTCTATATCATAGTAAAGTTCTTCTTTACAATCATCACATTGTGTATTTATTCCCATGCTTCACGCATCCATTCTGAATAATAGTGATAACCTCTGTCATAACTTGTTTGAAGTTTGATACGATATTTTTTGCGTATATATTCAGCAGCATCCTCGTCATTAACAAAATACAAACCATCATCTTCAACATATGTACCAATGAAAGCCCAGCCTTCTTTGTACATACTAGGATAAATTTCTTTGAATGGACGCCCTGAACCATGGTCATAGTATACTTCTTCATTTGGATGAGTCTGCATACCAGTTGGGTATATATAATCTCTTTGAATTATTTCCATTAGTAACCTCTTGACATTTCTTCATAGGACAGTTTTTTATCCTCATCATCTAGTCGATAAGCACCCCAGTGATAATCACGTTGCAACTCATCAATCATATCATGTGTGCGTTCTAGCACATCATCTAGTATTATTTCTGACACACCTTGAACGATACTTCCATAAACACGTTCTTGCTCGATTTGTGACAGTTCTTCTATTTCTGGACATTTTGCATCTATAAAGTTTTTTACAATGTCCCATATTACAACACCTATACGCATTTCTATTAGTTTTGTATACATATTAAAACCTTATTATTTGATATATTATTATCGCTATCATAGTAAATATGAATAGCTGAAAGAACAACAGCATTTAACATTCTGCTGTGTAGTATAGTTCGTCAGCATCTGGATTGTCTTTAAAGAATTTTTGCATTTTGTAACCTAAGTGTAGTCTTGCAATCCACTCCCATATTGGCATCCATTTAGCTTCGTTTTCATTGTAAGCTGGTTTGTCGGAGATATCTGGTTTAGGCACACCAATTTCTTTGTATTTAAATAGCCAGTCTTGAAAGTTTGTATATGACCATTCTTTGTTTGTGCCACTATGTTTTCTTGCCCATTCAGTAGCCCATCTATCCCATTCTTGCCATAGCTCATAGTAGTTGTAGTCAATCCATTTTCTTCCATTGCCATTATGTCTCACATGTTTGAATGATAGGTTTTTTATCAGTTTTTGAATTTGTTTAGCACCAACATCTTCGAATATTTCACGATCTTGTCTGTATTCTATGATGTTGCTTTCACATTCTTCTGAACCAAAATGTTCACCATCATCACTAGATTGAACACCAAACCAAAACTTGCCCTCTATGTCGCCATCGTAATATCTACCCATTATTTTATTACTCCTAATTTATATGCTAATTTGATTGTATCCATGATTTTTTCTACTTTTCTTTGAACATCATATTTTCCATCATCTTCATTAAACTTAGGTTCTACAGTTAATACAGATATTTTTTCTGTTTCTAAGTTTCCATCATCTGCATCACCATGTTCTATGTTGATGCGTCCGAACGATGTATCTATTGCGTCATAATTTAATCTGAATATATTTGATAAGTCGAATACAGTCATTTCATCTTTAGGTTCTATATGTATTTTCATGATTGCTCCTTATGTGATTCACGCCATTGTTTATATTCTTTAGTTTCTTTCACTATGTTTGCACTTGTACAATGAAAGTCTCGCGAGTCTAGTTCTTTTAGAAATTTGTCATCTTTCATTTGTTGTTCGACAAGTTCAATCGCTTCTTCTGCACTATTCGCTTCTACATATTGAAGCATAGGATAAAGTTCTATCTCGCAAGAGTATTCATATTGTTTGATTTCTTCTATTTCGTCATAGTCTAAATGTTGTGCTAGGTTACGCATGTTACGATTGATTGCATCAGCTAATGTTTCACCTATGTTGTGACTTACATTATGACCAATGTCATCCAA